TGTCGTGTTCCCGACTGGAAGCTGTTGGAGGAAGGAGGAGGAGATTGAATCATGGCGGTAATTAAGAAGGACGCTCAGGGCGGTCGTGGCACGTATGCGACCCTGGCTCAGGTCGTGAACTATGTGGACGAGCAGGGGTTCGACCTGCAATGGCCGACCCAGTTGGTTGACGGACGCCTGTATGTGGATACGGCCGTCAGGAAGAAGGGCACGGACAAGTGGATTGCCAGTAATTGTCTTATCCCGGTCGAGGTGGGTGATTCGCGTGGCATGAGCGTCATGCAGGCCCTCGGTTCCGCATTGACGTATGCGCGACGCTACAGCACTTGCGGCGCGTTCGGACTGGCGACCACGGATGATGACGGTGAGACGAGCGGCTACAAAAAGCGTTCCGTCAAGGGTATGACCGACGAGCAGAAAACACAGATCGACCGGATTCTTGAAGACTGCAAGATTCCGGTGGGTCAGGAGAACGGTTTCATCGGCAACGTCCTGCAAACGCGGGTCGCTTATGGCACGTTGACCGAATATCAGGCGCAACGGTTCATCGACGCTTATCGACAGCATAACGACAAGGTTAAGGAGGCTCCCAGTGAGCAGTGAGATTGGTTTGAACGACGTGAAGCCGGGCATGTGGGTTGAGTTTGATGATGCGGACGGGCATTATGCGGGCGAACTGCATGAGATGAAGAACCAGGAAAGCATGGTGGACGTTCTCATCATGAGTATGGGCCATAAGCCGCCACTGTACATCGAGACCGAGGATGAAGGCAATCTCGTGGTTTTCTTGGATTTTGGCGATGGGTACAGTACCGGTTCCGCTCGGAACGTGCATGTGTACGAGTCGAAGCCCGAGACGGAATCCGTCAAGCAGGCTGAAGATGATGACAAGAAACCGTTCTGGAAAGGCAAGACCTGCGGGGAGCTGGAAGGGCTGCGTGTCAAGATAACGTGGAATAACGGCGACACGATGACCTGTACGCTCGACATGGTGGGAAACGTTGCTCATTGCGTCTCTCTTTCTCCCGCCATTCGTTCATCCTCGACTTTCGTCCCTTACTCCGGTATCAAGTCCATCGAACTGGTGGATGATGCTTTCCGTGAGCGTATCACCGATATCACGAAGGTTCGCCCCGGCGACAAAGTGGTGATGAAGAGCGGCAACGAGTACACGGTGAAGAAGACGGATTCTGACCGTATTGGCGGACAGACCCTGTGCCTGAGTATCGGGGAGCTCGGCTTTCCGGACGGGTGGTGGGTGGATGACTCCTTTTTCCAATATGCGTACCGCGGACCGTACACGATGGATAACCTTCCGAAGGAGCCGGGCTTCTACAAGGCTCGCACCGAATCGGTGTGGAAGCATGACGGCAAACGTTGGATGCCGGTGCTCTCCCATGATGGCACCATCGCCCCCGCCTTCCCATGCCAGTCCCAATCCCGCAGCCAGTTCTTCAAGACCAGTGTCCGGGATGATCGTTTCCCGTTCACGAAGGTGGAGGCGAGCTTCGAGTGACTTTCACCCCGAGGCCGGGCTGCAAGTGCGCCAGATGCCTGTGGGCTCACGGGGACAAGATCACGCTCCCCCAATGCCCCACATGCGGTGCCGTTGATTGCGCCGGAGCCCAATCACACATGCTGGTCTGCAACAGGCGGGCCATGGAGAAACACAAGACGAACAATTACAGGAGGAATGCGTAATGGCCGGAGAACCAAGCATCGAGTTTACCGGATATGCGGGAGAGATCAAGGATTTTCAGGATTCCAGTATTCTCAACGTCAGCGTCCATCCGGGTTACACGGATAAGAACACGAACCAGTGGGTTGACAAGGAGCCTCAGTTCTATGGTGTGCGTCCCTTGTCGAATCAGGCGAAGGATGCTTTGAATCAGGTTCGCCAGTTGAAGTCCCAGCCGAACATGAGCGTGAAGGTTCTTGTGAACGGCAGCTTGTCCAAAAGAGTGTCGGAAAAGGATGGGAAACGGTATGAGAATTGGGATGTCGCGGCCCGCACCATTGCGGTGTTGAGCGCGAAACCCAAGGCCCAGCAGTCTGGTTTCCAACAGTCGCAGCAGCAGTATCAGCAAGGATTCCAGCAGCCGCAACAGGGATTCCAGCAACCGCAACAGCAGTATCAGCAGCCTACGGACCCGTGGAGCCAACCCCAGGACGAATACGGAAATGGGCAGATCTAACCCGTCCCAACACGTCAAGGATTTGGTGGACGCACGCGACCAATACCGGTGCGTCCGCTGCGGCAAACCATTCCATTGGAGCGGTTTCAGCCGGCATCATCGCAGACTCCGGTCACACAAGTGGCCGGGACTGCATGAGGTGTCGAACCTCATCTTGGCGTGTGGGAGTGGCGATACGGGATGTCATGGGTGGATTCACGCCCATCCGCGTGAGGCCATGAGCTTGGGGTACATCGTGAGCGGTTTCAACGATCACCCCGAACTGGTGCCGATTCTCACCGCCCAACATGGTTGGGTGCTTCTGGACGATAAGGGAGGTTGGACGCGATGCGAACCGCCGAAGCAGTAAGCCTGTTGTTCATCCTGTTCTGCCGTGACCCGCAGTTTCGGCGGGCGTTGTACAAGCTCGACCCTGTGTTGTTCCGCAGGTTCACTAATGGGGAGGTGTGGCTGTGAACGTTGATGACATGACCGATGAGGAGTTCATCGACTATTGCCGGAACGGCGGCGAACTGTCCGGCCTGATAACTGAACGTCATCCGAAATGCGATTGGTGCGGTGGCATGTGCCGGGTCGGCAAGGATGGCATGTGCCGGAACTGTCGTGTCAGGGAACGGCGTCGAACCGACCCCGAGTATGCGCAGCATCTGCGTGATCTGGCGAATCGGCGGAACGCTCGTAATCGTGAGAAACGTAATGAGTATGCACGCCGGTACCGGTCGGAGCATTTGGCTCAGGCTCGGGCTTCGGCTCGTAAGTATGCCGCCGCCCATCAGCGTGAGATGGCTGAATACCATCGCCGTTGGAGGTCGGAGCATCCCGAGAAATACGCCCAGTATGAGGCGAAGCGGAAACGTAAACGACAACTAGCCAAGGAGGCTGTCAATGAGTGAGAAACCCTTCTGGGAAGGCAAGACCTGCAAGGAGATGGCCGGACTGCACGTCAAGGCCACATGGAAGAACGGCACCATTGTTACTGGAGTGTTAGATGACACAGGAGATATTGATTTAGGCGATAACCGTTCTTTGTACACGTCACGTAGCTATGACTCTTCCTGTGATTTTGAGCCAACAGACAATATCCAATCCATCGAACTGTTGGATGACCCCGAGTATGAGCGCATCGACAACATCGAAAACGTGCAGGTGGGCGATATTGCCTGCACGACGGAGGGAAACCATTTCCGCGTCATCGATCTCAAGCCTGACCCTCTAGGCGACATGCTCCTGCGTATCCGCATCAGCGAGATAGACGGTGAGTACTGCATCGACTCCGATGATTTCGCCTACGCTTTGCGTCGGAAGCCGAAGCTGCCCGACCATGACGGGTTGTGGTGGGATAAGGACAATGCCTTGTGGAGCGTCGCCATCTCCGTCCTGGACAATTCGAAGTTGATCGCTTTGCTTATCGGTGACCCGGAATCCCCCGTCACCGGGTCTGTTTGGTCGGACCTCAACAGCAAGCACGTGACCTCTCAAGCTCCGTTCCGTCCGGCCAAGGCGGTGGAAGCATGAGCAATCGTATCGTCCAATTGCCTCCGATCGAATCTTTCGGCCATCTCACGCCCGACAAGTGGCTGGCCTTGAAGAATCTGGAAGAGAGCGCCGAACTGGTCGAAGCCTGCAAACAATACCTGAAAGCCAGCGACCCGACAGACCCGAGCGGCATTGGCCGGGAGTTCGATGATCATGCGAACTGCCTCGCCTGCTTCGGGGTGAACGTGGGCGGCGAGCTCGGCGATGACCGGGACAAGGCGAAAGCCGGATGGATAGGTTACGTGCGCGACCAGCGCCGCCAGGCCATGCTCGGTGAACTGGCTGACGTGTTGCAGACGGTCGGCAACCTGATCGCCGCGTTCGGTATCACCGACGAAGAAGTGGCACAGGCGATGGACGACTGTCTGGAACGCAATCGGGAAAGAGGTCAGCTGTGAGCATCATCAGTAGTGAGGCGGAGCGCCTCTACCCGCCCGAAGCGGTTGATTGTCACGGCGCAATAACGATACCGGTTTACACGTCCGATGACTTGGCGGAAGCGTACATGGATGGCGCTGAACGCCAGCCCACGAACGAGGAAATCGAAGCCGGGGCGAAAGCGTTCTACGAGGCGTTGAAGCCCGACTCTTACCCTCAATGGGATTCTGACTGCGCGTTGAGGGCCGAATACTACGACGCCATGCGACTCGCAGTCAAGGCAATGCAAGGAAAGGCAACAGAAGAATGAACATTATCAATAGCGAAATCGAAACTCGGCGCAAGGAAGCCCCATACATCTACCCCGCCCTGCAACCGGCGTTCGAGAGAGGCTACTTGGCCGGGGCCACACGTCAGCCCACGGAAGAGGAAATCAAGGCGGCTTGTCTGGCAATCATGCCCTATGTGATATCCCAGCCGTCACAACAGGTGTTCGATTTCCTCACGAAGGCAACTGGTGCATATCCCGGCCAGGAAATCGTGCAGAAGGTCATTGGCGCAATGAGAGGGAAGGCAACGGAAGAATGAGCGATGCAGAACGAGCTCGGCGACCTGGAGGCCATCCTCCAATCGATCGCGAACGAGGAGAAGGAACTGAGAGGTAGACGATGAGCACTCTGGATATTCTGGGCAACACGAGCGAGCAGGCGGATTCGATACGTCTGATGCTCAAAGTGCGGGGCATGAAGGACGGTCGTTTCATCGACGCCGACCCGCTCATCATCCTCAAGGCCGACAACCATCAAGGCTCCGACAGGTGGGACGTGTATGTCAGCAAGACGGTGTATCCGACCGCCGAATCGTATGGCACGCTCGCTGGCGTGCTGAGGATGCTCGCCGACGACGTGGAGATCATGGCGCGAGAGAAGGAAATGGGAGGCGGACAATGAGCGGAACCCGCCAGTATCGCCAACTTTCAGCCGAAACGTTGGATACGCTTCTGCGGCTTATCACGGAGGACGAGTTGACACCGAAGCAGATCGCGGAGCGCACCGGAGTGTCACGCCAAAAGGTCTACGAGTATCGCAAGAAGCTCAAGGACCGCAGGAAGACCGCGCCGCTAACCGACATGGCCACGCTCGTGATTCACCAGCGAGTCGTATTCCGCCCGGACACGACCATCGAGAACCCGGAGGATGTGAACGGGCCGAGTTTCATCGACCCGGACAGTGGTTTCGACTGCTCTCGATGCGGACAGTCCATGAGCCGTGACTGGTTCACCATCCAGGGCAACCGTATCAAACCTGATTTCCGGTATTGTCCCGGCTGCGCTGGCGTGGCCACTCCTTACAGGGATGACACGATAAACCCTTCAGGGAAGGAGGCAACGCAGTGAGTAATCCGAAAGTGTTGGTAGGTAACGTTTCCGCTCACTCGATGCTGCGGGACGGGAAGAAGCTGCTCAACGTGGCGTTCACCGATATCAACTTCGCCGCGAACTACTTCGACAAGACCATCGGAGAACGACGGCTCACGGATATCCAGCTCGCGTTGAACGACGTGTACGAGCATTACGTGGCGATGACCGAGGCCGTCGAACACATTCAGCAAATCGGGGAAGAACTGATAGCCGAAGGAATCAAGGAGGCGGAATCATGAGCCTCGACTATGAGAACTGGCGGGGCCGTGTCCGTGTGACACGGCTGCTGCCCCATGTGTGGCTTGTCCGCTGCCACAGCAATCCCAACGCCCATCATGAGGCGGACAAGGCCACGCGCATCATCATCGCCGCCACGGAGCGGACGGCAGTACGCGACGGTATCGAAACACTGTCGGAGATTTACAGGAGTCAAACCATGCAACGCAGGTCGTCATGGACCGTGGAATCAACCATCGGGCTCGTCTTCATCATCGTCGGCTCCGTCAGCGTCGCGATGGTGCTGGCCGTCATCGGACTCACCGCCTACGCGGTTACGACCCCGGCACCGGAACAGACCATCATCCAACAGGTCGAAACCACCGGCGACGTGAAACGGCTCTGCCTCGAAGCCAAGACCGGCGAACACATCGACGCCATGTCGTGTGAGCTTATCGACCCCGCGTCCGGTGGCGTGAAATGAGCGGCTGGCGTGACAAAGCCGTATGCCGTGACATGGACCCTGACCTGTTCTTCCCCACCACGTCCAGCGAGGAACGATTGGCGCTCAAGGTCTGCGCCCAATGTCCGGCGATATGCGAATGCGCACGGTACGCGGCGCAACACGACAGAATCAGCGGCTACCCATTGCAAGGCGTATGGGGCGGCGTGAACAGGACTAGAAGAAGGAATCGAAATGAGTGATAAGGATATGGTCACGGTTTACGAACGACGTGACGGCAGCAAACCCGGATTATGGCTTGTGTACTGGTATTTGGGGTGGGACGTGTTCTACTCGTTCTCCCTCGCGGTGGGCATCACGTCAAAGAACACGATGCTGGTCATCATTGAAGCGTTTTGTCTGCTGTGTTTTCTTGGACTCACCGTCTGGCAGTTGAACCATCTGACTTGGAGCATCACCGACTATCGGGTGCGTATCAGCACTGATCTGGCGAAGGAGACTCACATTGAGCAAAGCGACAAGTAAAGCATGGCAACTGCTCATTGAAGACTCGAACCGTCCGGCAGAGGAGATTCGCTTGGCTACCGGACTTCGGGTCGATGTGATCGAGCAGATGCGCGGGGACGTGCAAAAACGACTGCGAGACAACCCGGAGTTCTGATTATGAGACCGAGTTATCTGCCCGTCCAGTATGAGCATTGCCCGTATTGCGGAGGAATCTTGAACGTATTCGGGGACTGCGTGGACTGCCAGTTCCATGATGACCCGACTGAATGGTGGATGGACGAATGAGCCGACAGAAAGCCAAAGGCACACTGCTTGAATCCAAGGTGGTCAACTATTTGCGCGCCCGGTTGGGTGACAGCGAGCAGACGATACACCGTGAAGTGTTGCATGGGACGAAAGACCAGGGCGATATCACCGGTCTGCGTATCCACGGCCAGCCGGTCGTATTGGAGTGTAAAAACTACAGCACCTACGCTGGGAGACTCAAGGAGTGGATGCAGGAGGGTCGCACCGAGGCGGGTAACGCTGACGCACCTTACTGGTTCGTCGTGTTCAAACAGAAGGGTCTCGGCTTGAACACGTTGTCAAGCATGGACAACCAGCCCGTGCTCACCGACTTAAAGACCCTCGCATTGATAGCAGGACATGGAATCATCGAAGGAGACGAAGAATGAGCTATGACCTGTATGTGGTACGCCCGGATATTCCCGAGGACTGCGGGCAATACGGATGCCCCGAGCCAAGAAATTCATTCTGGATTATTGGATGGGCCGTTGCGATAAGGAGAACACGTCATGGACAAGCTGTTAGACGATCTCATGCGTGAGGTGGAGCGTTGGGAGCGAGCCTACAGGCTATTGCCTTGCGACGAGATCAGGCAACGTCTCCACGAGGCGAGATTACGGCTTAGCCGGGAACAGGCAAGGAGGCTGGGATTATGACCGCGCGTGGGGATGATAGGAAACTCATGCATTGGGTGGCTTCGCACGGGTACACGGTGGTACGCGCTAGTAGCGGCCATTGGAAGGTCTATGACAACGGCGTGCTGTTGATGGCGACGAGCGGCACGCCCTCGGACTGGCGAAGCCGCCACAACTTCATACGAGATTTAAGGAGACGAACATGTTCAATCTAGTATCGAGGATTCGGCACTGCTGCCCCTTCTGCGGATGTGTCCCGCTCATATTCGAATGGAGAGGCCGCTACACGTTTTACTGCACCCACTTGGAAGCCCCTTATGCCGATACGAGGGAGGAAGCATGGGACAAGTGGTGCGAAATGATTGAGAAGATTCGGGAAAGGGACGAGAAATGACCGATAACGTGGACCATCCACAGCATTATGAGAACGGCCCATACGAGTGCATCCTATTGGCCGAACAATACTCGTTCAACGTGGGCAACATGATCAAATACGTGTGGCGACACAAAGACAAGGGCCACCCCAAGGAGGATTTGCAGAAGGCCCTCTGGTACGCGAAACGCGCCGTCGAGGACAGCGAGGGTTTTGCCCCATGCAAACGGTGGTTCCGCACTTCCACCACTACCGAGACCTTCCATTGGCCCGGCACCGACGCGGCGACGCTCCTGATGATCAAAAGCAACCTGTGTACGAATCAAACGGAAACGAAATTCTGGAAGGCAGTAGCCGAGAACAGCAGTGAGAACACGGTCGCTGCCCTCGAAACAATGATTGAGGAGACGGAATGAGTCTGGTGGGTTTGGCGCATTTCATCGAACTGGTCGTGCTCTTCATCATCGGGATACAGGTGTTCCGCTACCTATTCAGGAAATGGGGCATATCCCTATTCGATGAAGTCGCCGACGCGATGATAATCATTGCTTTCTCCTTTGGATTGATAGCGGCTTCCGCAACGTATGGCGTCTGCTGGACGTTCATGCAAATGGTGTTCCCCGATTACACGTACTGGCTGATAGGAGCATGACAATGGTACGCAAAGGATACGTTCAACTGGTCAACGGCTTCTACATGAATCGCAAGGTGCGAAAACTCAGGCACACATGCCCGAGCGCGATAGGCGCGTTCACGATGATGCTTACCTTCTGCGGAGATAATCTTTCAGACGGTCATATCAGTGAAGATGATGCGCTTTACGTGCTGGATATCACCGATTCAGAACTTGAGGCACTGTGCAATGTCGGCATGATCGAACCGGACGGGAACAACGGGTACTATATTCACGATTATCTTATACACAATCGCAGTCGCGAACAGGTACAAAAGAAGCGTGAAAGCAATGCTGAAAATTACCGTAAAAATAAGAACGAGGTAAAAACCTCCGATTCAGATGACTTTCAGACGGCTGAATCACGTCTGAATCGGGACAAACACCAGAACACCAGAACACCAGAACACCAGAATGAATTATCTAAAGATAATTCAACTCCCCCTACCCCCTCAAAGCCTGACTTCGATGGACTGCTCGACAGTCTTGAGCGTATTTACCCGACGAACAGGTTCGACGGGAAGACCTCTCAGGCTCGAATGCAGTTGGAAATCGAATGGCCCAAGATCGTGAAAGCCGCCGGCGAGGCTGACCCGTGCGAGTTTCTTGAAGCCAAAACCCGAGCGTATGTCGGGGCCACCGAGGAACGGTTCGTGAAGACGTTCAGCCGGTTCATCGGCGGGGAACTGTACGCACGCAACTGGGAGAAACCCAAACCGGAAACCCCAAGGGCCCGGCAAGTCCAGCCGGTCAAGTCCCGCAGCCAGCAGAATCTCGAAGCGAACATGGCGAAAACCTGGCAGTACATGACCGAGGAGGAGCGTGCCCGATACTCGCAGGGAGGTCTCAATGCTCAGCAAGGGTGAGGCGGCGGCGTTGTTGTCGCTGATTAACGCGCATCACGGCAACGCGCAGTGGGATGATGTTCAGCTTGACGCTTTTTATTCGGAACTGCGTTCGGATATCACGGCGGTAGAGGCGCGTGAGGCCGTTCGACGCTTCTACGCGGTCAACAGCACGGGTCGCTGGTGTGGTTCCGGCGACATCAACGGCATCGTCCGCAAGCTGCGCAACTGTGCGAAACCGTCCGAAGCGCAGATAGGCCGGGAGTGCGAACGTCTGGGACTAGTGGAAGATCAGGCGTGGTTGTATCGCCGGCAGCGCATGATGGGCCGTTCCCCGGACGAGTCTCGACAGGTGGCGTTGGCCGCGCGTGACCCGTTGCGTTTGCCGCCCGCGAAACCCAAGCGCAGGCGTGAGGGCGGTGGTTTCAATCCGGGTTTGGGCGTGACATTGGACGAGGTTCTGGCGACACGCCGTCCGGCTGAATCATGACCGGTTTGATGGCATAATTGGGAGTTGCTGACACGTCCGAGACCTTCAAAAAAACCGAAGGTCAAGGTCACTGTTGTCTTTTTCCACTGAAACTACGAGGCTCTGCCGCTACCACGGTTGCTGGCGGGATATCGTCACCGACGCGCCGTCACCGCTTATCGGACATGGCGTCGAACCGAATCTGAATCTCCTGTGCGACAAGCACGCCAGCCAGTTGACCGGCGACCTGCGATGGTTGGACCGCAGTCTGCCCGACCTGTGCGAGTATCGCATCAACCGCGCCTACGGGCACAAGAACGGTGGCGGCGGTCAATCCGGCACCGCTCCCGCACCGTTGCGCGAGGCCCTGCATGATCTGCTGTACGCGGACGATGACCACGGTTATCCGGGGTTGCAAGGCACGTTGTACGAGTGGGTGCGCAGTCTGAAGATCAATTTGCCCGAGTCCACGCCACTGTCGGACATGGTTTACCGTATCGCCAATCATCCGAAACTCGTGGAGCATTCCAGCACGCCCGTGTACGCGGAACTGGTTCACAGTCTGACGCGCAAGCTGCGTCGTTTCCTCGCGGACGATGACGGGGAAACCGTATTGTACGGGCCATGCCCGGCCGACAAGTGCTTGGGTCAGCTTTCCTGCTATGCGGACGCGGAGACGGCGAAATGCCCGAAATGCGGTTTCAGTATGCCGGTAGCCCTTATCAGGGCGGAACGGGTGAAACGTCTCCTCCAATCGGAGGCGGTGAGAACCCGTGACGAACTGTTGGACATCATCAAGGCGTGCGGAATGCGCGTGAACCGCAGCACTTTGCGTAGTTGGATACATCGAGGCCAGTTGCCTCAGCAGGGCGAGGATGCGTACAGCAATCCGCTTTACCGGTTCAGTGACTTCTACCGTCTCGCGTCCGGCCTGTCGGAGGACGCGGACGTGTGGGAGATCATGCAGGTTTCGCAAAACCAATCCAAGGAAGGAGACGACAAGTGAGCAATCAGATTCAACCATTCGACTTCAACGGCATTCAGGTGCGTGTCCTAACCGACGAACACGGCAACCCGTGGTTCCTTGGAGCGGACGTATGCGCCATTCTCGGTACGGCCACCAACCATATTCGGGAATACCTCGATGCCGATGAAATCACCAATATCCGTAGTACGGATATTGCTCAGAACGGCGGCAAGGCACCCGTTTTCGTGTCCGAGTCCGGCTTGTACTCCCTCGTGTTACGCAGCCGCAAGCCCGAGGCTCGCGAGTTCAAACGCTGGGTGACGCATGAGGTGCTGCCATCGATTCGCAAACATGGCGCGTACATGACCGAATCGACTTTGGAAAAGGCAGTCACCGAACCCGACTTCCTTATCCGACTTGCCACACAAATCAAACAGGAGCGGGCGGAAAAGGAGAAGGCCCAAGCACAGGTCGAACGGATGCGTCCCAAAGCGTTGTTCGCTGACGCTGTGGAAACCTCGAAGACCAGCATCCTTGTGGGCGACTTGGCGAAAGTCCTGAAAGGCAATGGCGTGGATATTGGCGGCACTCGCTTGTTCGCGTGGCTGAGGGACAACGGATGGCTGATGAAAACCGGCAGCTCTCGCAACATGCCCACGCAGAAATCTATGGAATTGGGATTGTTCGAGATCAAGGAAACCACCGTGGTTCACTCGGACGGTCACACGACCATCAACAAGACGCCGAAAGTCACGGGCAAAGGTCAGACGTTCTTCGTCAACAAGTTCCTCGGACACAGGGAGATTACTCAATGAGCATCAATCTTGGTACCACGGAAGTGGTATTGGGCTTGTATTCCAAGGCGCTTCAACTAGCCACGTTCACCGTGGAAGTCCCGGTGGTGGGCGAACTGGAACCGGGCAGCGTGTTTATAGGTGACGACATGCGACCATGCGCGCACGCGACCGTGATGCCGCCGCCCGACGGTTCCGTCGAAAAGGCCGTTGGAGCCGGTGTTGAAGCGTTTCAGAAGGCGTTCAACGAGTCGATGGAATCGAGGGGCATGTGAACCGGCTGAAACGACTGTTGCACTTGGAGGAGCCGGAACCGGTCGAAAAACCGGAACCTGAACCACCGGTAGTGGAACCATGCCCCATCTGCGGACTCGTACCCAAACTGAAGCATGTGTGCGTCACCCGCAACTACCGCGACTACTGGCTGGAAAAAGACTCGTGGCAGCTCTTGGAATGGTGCGATCACGTCGAAAGCATCCTTTCGTTCGCCTCGTTTTTTGAAGACGAGAGTGTTCAGAAGTGGAATACCGGTTGCAGACGGTTGAAGGCAGTGGTTGACGAGCCGGTTCCCGAATGCCCTGTCTGCGGGGAGAAACCCGTCGTGCAAACGGACTCGGAGTCGGACATCCCCCAGCTTGTCTGCTCATGCAACGAACTGTTGGGCAACGATGGGATAACCAACGTCTATAAGCGCAAACACGAGTGGATACGTCGTTGCGTGGCGTTGAAACGCAAGCAGGACAACGTGAGTGAAATGGAACAACTGATCGGAGAAACACAATGAACGGACATTATTCGGTTATCACGAATTTCGGCTGTCATTGGACATGCCCCTACTGCATCGTAAGGAAAACCGGATTGAACGTGCCGGTGACGGACATGCAGGCCACGCTGCGGACCATCAGCCGTGAAAGCGAACGCCACCCCATGAGGTTCCTGAGCTTCAGCGGCGGCGGAGACCCCCTGTTCCCCATGCGCGAGCCGGAAGCGTCGAAACGTGTCGCCTTCTACCGGGAGGCGATACGCAGGGCCGGAGACTGGCTCACGGAAACCGAGATGCACACCAGCTACTTCCAATGCAGACGCAACGTGGCTCAAGTCATGCAGCAGATCAGGTTCAGCCGCGTGGTGTATCACATGCGGCCCACGAGCTTGTCCGATGACGTGGCGTTGGCATTGCCCCGCAAATGGTTCGACGGTCAGAAGGTGCGTGTCGTGTACGTGGTCACTCCCGATTTCACGCCGGAGCGTATCGACCGGATAGCCGGTCTCGTGGCCGATAGCAACGTGGTTGATGAACTGTCGTTCAGGCAGAAGGTCAACCCCGACAACACTATCGACCACACGTGCGAGGAGTATTTGAAGGCCGGCCATCAAAACCGCTGGTGGTACATCCAACAGGATGATTACAACACGTATGTCGTGAACGACCGGCTTTACACACGATTCAGCGATATCGGCAAGGAGGACCACAGGTGAGCAAGAAGATTCGCGTCGGCTGGGATGACCTGAAGCCCGGCGATTTGATTCACGTCAAAGGCAGCACGAACACATACAGGTTCAAGTCCCGCACTGATTGGCATTCCATGATTAAGGTCGAGGGAGACGGAGTTGGTGTCTCAGCCACATGGAAGCTGGGAGTCGAAAAGGAACCGGTTTCGGTGTTTCTCGTTGTCTATGAGGAGGATTTCGCCTACGCCACTCGTCCCGCACCTAAGAAGAAGCCGCGTCCGAGTATCGTGGAACCGATACTGCCGGGCGAATACTGGGCGCGCATCCGCTTTGGGTCACAAACCGGTTGGGGACGGATCATCAAACGGTATGCTCCCCGCAGTGATAATTGGCTGTTCGGACACGATGACAAGGCACCGTATCAAACATTTTGGTGCGGGACCCTGGCGGGTCTTCATCCGTGGATGACATGGGAGGAATTGTTGGAGGTCAATAAGCAGACTCCGATTCTGGAACTGTTGTCTGCTGAGGAATACTACACGAGAAAAGCCAAGGGGGAACTGTGAAGCGTTACATGGACTTGGCACGCAATATTTTCACGGGTGTCCTATCCGACGTTCCACCCGACTTCATACCAGTGGGAACGATCATTGATGAACCGGATACCCCCCAGAGAGGATACGCCTATCAAAACGTATGACAGCGTGGAGTCCATCGCCACAGTCAAGGTGGATAAGACCACGCTCGCCAGAATCATGCCGGTTAGAATCTCCATTGACGAGCTGCATGATTTTCTCCAAAAGGTTCCGACCGACGCGGTATGGGAAGTCCAATGGAACGAGGAATGCACGAATCATTACCTGATCGCGGAAAACGACAACGGTAGTCTCACATTCACACCTGTGGAAGGCCCGGTTACAAGCGGATATAAGCTGGTATTCGACTTTCCGTTGAAGTAGTCGGTCAAGCATGAGAATGCCGCCCTAGTGTGCTTCCACGAGAGGCAGCGGCGTCTTATAACACGCCTATCATAGCTTGAAACCCGTGAAAATCTATTTTTTATTGATCTTCACGGGTTTCAGTGAATGAAAAGCATGTTTTCGTATAATCGGGCCCACGTTTTCCACTTATCCGTCAAAGACCGGCACGTGAATCGTATTCGTATTCGTCATCTTCCATACCAATGAATATCGGCTCCACACCGAACATGGCCTTGAACAGTTCACGTGCGAACACATCCACTTCCTCTTTCGTAGGCTTGTGATCGTATTCCGGCCACGTGTTGAACCCATTCCAATTGCGGTTTATCGGCCATGCGCCTTGACGGGTTTCCAAACGCCATTTTCCGCTGGGCATGTGGACGATGGTGGTTTTGATGGACATGATAGTTCCTCCTGAAAGAATATTCGGGCATGACGAAACATCATGCCTCTTGTACTTGGTTCGCTAATTCCCAGAAGGCCACAAGATAGTCCCGTGGCCTTCAGTGTATCAAGATTTCTCGTATTCCTTGCACAGATCGGCGGCGAACTTGGTGAGATTATCCGGGTCAAGCACATAGTTTTGCCCAGTCTCCCCTGCTTCGTCATAGTATTTCCACACCTCGTGCAAGGCTTTCTCCATACGTTCGACGTTCACTTGGACACCTCCTGATTCCAGTCCAGCATGTCGCCGGTCAGCCATTCGCCGCCACCTGAAACACGCGCGTACAACCACGCCCGGTAGCCGATTCGAGCCGCCTTATCGCGTTTAAGCCACGCTTGAAGCCACATGAGACGCAGCTTCCAGCGTGGTATACGCCGCCACAACTCGGTGTTGGTGGCGGGGTCGAAACGCTCGAAACGGTAGATCGCGGTAATCATTTCGACTCCTTGGAACTAAGTTCCGTACCATCCTGGCGACTGGCGGCGAACACGTCACTGCCGATATCGTCAACGTCGTATAGATCGCCGTCACCGTTCTCCTCCACCCAATCGCACAGTTCAGCGAAGGTCAATCCCTTGGGAGCCTTGACCTGCCGGTATTCGATTGTCGTGACATGCTGGGAGATACGGTAGGTCTCCATACCGTCGCCTTCCGCCATCGCGGCGAAAAACTTCAAGCTGGCGCGGACCTTGCGCATACGACTGTACGCCGTATCGACAGGCACAAGGTCATTCATCATCTGGGCCACGTCATCGTCGGCGTCATAGCCGCCGTCCGCAAGCTCCCTCAACTGGTTTTGTACGTGCTCCAGCGAATCCCATTCGATGAAAAACTCACGGCCGGACGGCAACCCATCAATCTTATATCCATCCAATACCCACAGGACCCGCGCCTCGGACATGCCCCGCACCTTTTGGCGTACATCCCCTAGCCCCGAGCCCTCAATCAACGCCTGCAAATTCTCCAACTTGTCTTCCATGACAAAACCTTCCTTTGTATTGTTCGGTAAAACGATTGACGGAACAATAGAACGCTCTAAAGTCCCGTCTAAATGCTGATTTATGTGAAAACCGCACCATAGAAAGCCCTATGATGCGGTTCTAAATGATGGTTTCTATAAGAATGGCCTCATAGAACAAGTCCATGAGGCCATGAAAACGATAACGGCTATACGCTCCGCCTGTATGGTGGAATGTCCAACGTGGCTTCCAATCCGTCGTTAACATGCTCCGCGTCCCTCAACGAGAGTCGTCCGAACCATTGCAGCAGTTCGCTCCTGTTGAAGTAGAAGCGTTGCGAACAGCGCACGAGCGACGGCTTCAACAGCCCCTCGGCCTTCCAGTCGAGCAGCGGCACGTCACCGGCCTCATCCCAATCAGTGTTGCCGGTTATCTTCGCCACGATACCCGACACCAGATCGCCGTCAACCTCGGTGATAACCACCGGACGCGGCTTCCCGATACCGGGATGGTCGGGAAACTCGACCCACATCAGCCACACGTCATACAGGCGCGGTTCATTTGGCGTACTGGTCATAGACATCATCCTCCGAATCATCCCAATCGGCGGGCAGTATCACATGGCCCTTCTCCGAACGCTCGAACATGTATGCATTGTGAACAGGCGGCACCGGATAACCGTCCGGCGTGTGCCGCGTCGGCTTGAACGGCAACCCGTTGTCCACCAGAGACTGGCGTAGGAACATGTTGACGGCGGTGCTCAGGCTCATGCCCATGGAATCGTAGAGCGCGGCGGCACGCGCCTTGACATCATCATCGATATTGGCTACCAGCTTACCCATAACAACCTCCTTAACGGTTAATAGATGGTATCAATTATATACCATATTTGGTTAAAAACGGAATGCCGTCCGGTGGAAGTGAGGAAAACACCGGGCGGCAGGAATCAATAGGCGGTAATGACGGCCACACGGCCATTGTCGGAATACTCCACCTTGCGAAATGAGTCAAGATAGGACTGCTCCGCAATATAGCCACCTTCCATAGCCTCGCAGTAGGCCCATGCGGACACCCAGTGCCAGAAACGCCAACCGCAGTGATGGAACGTGCACGGGTTGATCTCATGCCAGCTGACCAGCCATTCCACTGCGTCGGTCAGCCACTCCCAGTAGGCGCGTGGCTTGCTGATTCGAGTGTAACGGTAATAGTCATTCTTGTCTTGCATATAGTAAGTGGTCATTTGAAAAGCTCCTTAGAACAGTGGCAAAGCAAACCGCTTGTCGGGTAAATCGGTGGCGTTCAATGCCGCCAGAATCAGGTCAGACGTGTGGAGTGGAATGTTTGCGCGTACCGCCGCGATATTATCCGGCGTATACGCATAGCCAGAGGACTCCAGAACCTCACGAATCTTGCTAGTGGGTATCTTGACTTCCATCATTCCCACCCCAGCATGTCGTCGATGCACCAGCCGATAGCGCACTCATACCGGTCATACGTGGTGGAATACTTCTGTGAGAACGCCTCACGCGCCCTCTTGTCGAGCATGTCCAACGACAAACCGGTTTCGGCTATCTGCTGTTCCGCAGTATCGAAGTCCGGCGCGGTGTATGGCTTGTCCAGCTTCAGCATGGCACGACGGCGTAAATCATCGATAAAACCATGCTGGCAGTCGAAGATATCCGCCACGCTATCCGCGTTATCGGCGGCCATCTCGTAAGCCGCCTGCAACAACAGGCGTACAGCTTTCTCCCGAATCTCGCTCATGTCACGCCGCCTTAACCCACTTGTCGCGGACGGTAGCCACGTAATCGGCCACCGCCTTTTCCAACTGCCTGTCACTGCCACGCTCATAACGGGCACGGTAGGCGACAACGCACCTGCCATTGGCCGAAGCAACGTAGGCCACCTTGCGGCCCTTGCTGGTACGGAAGTGACGGATAGGGCCCAAACCTTGCAATTCGGGGCATTCCTTAGCCATCATCAGGTCAGGCATCGTACAATAGGAGACGGCGAAACTGTTCACCTTCGGCGGCACTTCGGGAATCTCCTGTGTATCCGGCGCGGGTTCATCATCCATGAACTCGTCTTCCAATATCGCGTCCTCGGGCATAGGCACCGGCCACTGAACATTGCTCGTGAAGCGTTCCTCCTCACACTTCCAGTTTGCATCGATCGATGGGTGCGCGACAATGCCGCCAACCGTTTTAGCGTCCATTCCGGTAGGTACCGGCACCGGCACTGTCTTCATACGCTCGGAATCGGGTATGAGCATCCAACCATGCTCAAGGTCAACGGAGCTTGACCTCATGCCATTCAAAAAGTCCTCATACTGGACTCCCTTGGCCTGAACATTCCACGCCGTGCCCTGCGAAGTCTGGGAAAGTGACCAGACTCGTCTAACCCGAGCGTTCACATACCGAACATCATATTTCGAGCCATCCTTGCGCAACCGCACCCACATGCCGCTCACGGCATTCACGTTACGCGACGGGTCATTGGTCAGCTTCTTCATTTTGGTTTACCTCATTTGTAAAGATTCGATTTTGATTGATTTTCTGGAATGAGTAGGCGGCTAGAAGACTCTCAGCATTCACCCTCTTCGGTGGCTTCGGTGTAGAAAACGTCGTCCATTTGGTCATTGTTGAAACGCTCATTGATGTAATCGGAAATTGCCTTACCGGTATCGTCTTCGTTAATTAGCTGACTAATGCGGGTATGGCTCACACCGTTACCGTCCAAAATGTAAGCGTCTTGCGCCCAACCATCTTCATGCTCGAAAGCCTTGTTATATTCGGTTTCCGTCACATATCCCCAGTCGCCAAGGCGATAGATGCCCTCATAGGGTTGGAAACCGTCATAGCGCGTCAATGGCGATAGTTTTTCGTCAACACGTTCCACCATGTCGGCAACATCTTTAACGGTAATGGACATTTTGAATCTCCCTTAAACAAGAGGGGCACGGCCACAACGCCATGCCCCACAACGATTTATTAACGATGGACTCGCACCATGTAGCCCCTACCCCACGGGACTAGCTCCACGGGATAACCTTTGGCCTCATAATGCGATTGAGTGGCAACAGCCACGGGAAACGACTTGCAACGGTAATGGTCAATCATGGTCGATCACTCACCCATATACGCGACTGGGTTAAGTTGCATGTCGATACGCCGCCATGCCCTGACCAATTCGGCGGTAGGCGCGTACCGTTCGACAGCCGACCGGCTACCGTCGTACCGTGCGGCCATATCATTATCAAAACCGATAACAGTATCGGCCATGATATGACGCGCCTCTTTCGCCGTAATGGCCTCACAATGCCAATTGCCATCAAACACGTCGTCGGCAACCCAAGCGTCACGCTCAGCCCTCGAATCAAACACGTAGAGGCCACCCGGCCATGACCCGTCATCCCATGTCGTGCCGATACCGTAAACCCAGCGGAAAGCGTAGAAGTAGCGTGCCATCATGCCACCTCGCCATCGAAGTGACGTTCGGCGGCTACCGCGTACAGCACGTCATGCATGGTGTCGGTACTGTAGCCATTGATATTGGTGACAACTTGCAAAGTCTGCTCGGACACACCGTAATCATCTTTCAGCGCGTCCCACATTTCCTCAATAGACATTGTTGAATCTCCCTTGAATTGATGAAGCGCGGAGACAGCCGCGCGACTGATTGAATCTGATTGAAAGTTAGTAGCGTTCGCCGATTAGCACGCCGTCTTGGTAGATGTACAGGCCGGTACCGCGTCCGTTGCCCATTCGAGCACTATCCCAGTAGCAGAGTCCAGCTTGACCCGAGCCGTCTTCGTTCTCACATTGCGGGATGTTCGCGGTATCACTACCGCAAGCGGACAGGGTGAAAAGTGTGATTAACGCGGCTGAAGCCGCCAGAATTTTACGCATGGTTCCTCACTTCCATGTGAGGCGTGCTAAGATAGCACAGCCTCGATTTGATTGATTGGTTAGAGAACTTTCAACTTAAGGCACGCGGCTAGGTAGTTGGCGCTACTTAGCCGCATTCTTTTAACGCATCAGGTCGCTCGGTTGGCAGTTGAGTGCACTGGATATCTTCAAAGCGTTTTCAAGAGTCATGTTCCGAACGTCTCGCCGCCCGGTCTCATAACTGCTGATGATTGTTCGCGCTATTCCAGTGCGCTTGGCTAGCTCAACTTGTGTTAAGTCGGCTTGTTTGCGCAGTTCCTTAAGTCCCATAGGCTTACCCGCTTTCTCTAGTAGTAGGTAAACCAATTATGACAGCAAAATGTATCATTTGCATGTAGGGAAACACTGTTAAGTTCTCAAACTTGCTTTTGTCTTGCCCGATTGGGCTTGATAATTGATAGCATAACGTATCATTTTGGTTTAAACAAATCGGCGTGTCGGAAAACCAGCACGCCGAACAGCTCACACTGACGCGAACTCACGCACCAGCGCGTGCCGCATGATGTCATCAGCGGACACGCCACGACGTTTAGCGACGGCATCCAACATGGCCGACATGTCAGCGCTTAACGAAAACGTCCGACTGACAGCATCCGCCTGAGCGACAGGAACGACAGGCCCGGAATACACCGCACCCGGCCTTCCGCCGAACTCGCCGTTATCCGCATCGTCGGCCCACTTGTCCAACATGTCATCAGTGACCACACGGCCACCCTTCGCAACAAAAGACATGACACTTCCTCCTTTACAAAAGTTTCAGTTCCCGCAGCACCTTCGGCGTCGCACGCATGGCATGGAACACATGCCAACGATCCGACTCATCTAGTACCGCCACCATTTCCAGCAAACGCCCGTACTCGTCGTATCCAACCGCCACATAACGCAACGGGTCGGTATCCTCACGCGCCATAAACCGCACGACGTTCGACCATGCCACGCGCACCGAATCAGCGGACACGTCGGGATGTCGAGTCTGGATACGCGGGTCAACGACGATATCGCCAACCGGCACGGCTCACCACCTTTCGATATAACAGGTTCCAGCGTATCCCGTCCACCTTGGGACACGCTATGAGTGCCTAGACTATGGGATAAACCCAGTGAGCTAGGCCGACTGTGTACAAGGCCCACAGTCAGGCGAAGAATTGATTAGGGCACACACCTAGCTTTCGCTAGTGTTTTCTTTCGACTCGCTTGGAGCCTCCAGTAAGCGACGTGGGTTAGATAGGCGGAGCGCGTTAGCCACCTTGATTGCGACGTTGAGAGAGGTATCACCAAAATCTCTAATACCTGTTTCCCACGCGGCAATACGCGGCTGATTAACTCCGTCTACTTTGTCGGCTAACTGTTGCTGAGTCCAGCCACGCTTGACTCGGTACTCCCTAATACAATTGTCAACCATTGCCCACCTCGCTATCTCTAGTCCAGTGGGCCCAATTATACCTATCGCAGACGCGGTTTCTGATGCCATCGCTCCCCATTCTTTCAGGGGTCCGCGCACTACTCGCAAGGCCTTCACCTTGCTTCTCTTATCCTCATTAGCCACATGGCTAAACGTCGGTAGGCGCAACCCATTTACGCAGTCTTGTTTGACACACTCTCACTATGCAGACTGCAACCGGCATTCGGCAACACTATTCAATTATCAATCATCACGTTCGCCTGATTACCCTCTGCTCACAATGAGGTTTAGGCAGTGGGAACTAAGTGCGCGACTGGGGACTTGCACCCCAGCTCAGCCACTATGGCCGCGCTGTGTTCTCAGCTAGCCGCGAAGTATCCGCGTACCGCGTGTGCAAAGTTCGCAACTTCCTGAGTCTCACTGAGATATTCGCTTATGCATTCACCGGCAATGGCCTTGACGTTTCGGGGGATGATTGTTAAATCAGTCCCGTTGAGCCTGACCATAAAGGCCGCCGAGACGCCTTGGTGCGTAATCACCTTGCGACCATCTTCTGTCTGGCTTAGTGTCCATTTGCCTACCGTGATTAGCTTCTTCATCTCGTTTACCTCGTTTCTGTTTAGTGTTCGTTTGTTTTGTTGGCTCCATCATAGGCATTCCCAATTGGGAATGTCAAGCCGGATAATCCGGAAAGTTTAAAACCATTGGAAACACTAGCATTCCTCGGCGTGTCGAAACCACCATAACCACCACAAAAACCGTCAAACCACAGAGCCCACGCCACTACTCCCATACCCATATAGTCGCACATACAACAGTTGCACCATGCAACAATCACCAAACATGAGCCAACATCACTCAACCTCATGCCGCCGCCGCTCACAGTCCCATAACCACGCATGTATGCGCACGAGCCCATACGCACACGCCTACGCGCGTACACGCGCGGATACGCGCACGCACACGTATGCGCACACGCACACACACGCCCACACGCACGCATGTACGCACGCATACGCGCACGCCCACACGCGCGTACACGCGCACGCGCACACATGGGGGTAGGAGAGCCCCACCCCGGTAAGACGTGGGGCCGCACGGACAATGGTTCTGCTCGTGAATGATCTGCTGGGCTGTTTTTTGAATTAGCGTTTCATTGGTGGTGGGAATACTCTTGCAACGCTTGCTGCAACGCTTGTTGTGAGTAAAATGTCGTGTAGATGGATTGTCGGGGATTGGAGCGAAGCTCGGGTTCCTGACAAGGTGAGGCCCCGCAGTCGCGGGGTTTTCTTGTATTTGCGTGAGATATCCCAATTGGTAGAGGACGCCGGCTCAAACCCGGTGTGTTGTGGGTTCGATTCCCTCTCTCACGACTAGGCCACGCCTTTTTTGAAAACCGAACCGTCAAAACAGTTTTACGAGGATTTGTAAGGTCGAGTTCTCTGGGATTCCGTTTTGTATTGGTGTTGTTTTCTTGGACCGGGGGCGTGGCCGTGGATGATTGGCAGAGTAGACGAATGCGGCGGCTTGCTAGGCCGTAAACCGTAAAAGGTTCGCAAGTGCAAATCTTGCATCATCCGCGAGATGGTCGGTGAGGCTGGTCAAGGCCCTGACTGTCGTGGGGGTTCGACTATCCCTATATGCCCGTAGCTCAATGGTAGAGTACCGGTCTCCAAAACCGGTGACGTGAGTTCGATTCTCACCGGGTATGCGATGCCGGTAGCTCAGCGGCTAGAGCGTATGGCTACGGTCATAGGGTCGGTAGTTCGAGTCCACTCCGGTACCACAACGCCTTCAAGAAGAGGCGATTACAGGCGGTGACGGCTTCTTGGGTCATCGCCGGATGTCGGCGGCGGCTTCATGCCATGCCGTGCGGCGATAACTGAACAGCGCTCCCCTAGTGGGAGGCATGGCATTCTAGCTCATTGGAAGAGCGGCGCTCTCGTAAAGCGCAGGTTCGAGTTCGATTCTCGGGATTGCCTCTAGGAGCCGGTGGCTCGTGGACCAACATCCCCTGTATTTGGATTAACCCCGTTGGAATGCTCGCTCGCCACGCTCCCACCGGCTCCGCCCCCTACGTGTAAGGAGTCATCGTGGCTTGGTCATCTTCCAACCGTGATGCACGGTTCAACCCCGGATGGGAGCGGACCCGCAAGCGGATATTAGAGCGGGACCACCATCGATGCCAGTGGATTGTGACCGACTGGCATACGGGGGCGAAGCATATTTGCGGCTATCCTGCCAATGAGGTCGATCATAAGGTTCGCGCGAAGAACGGTGAGCCTGATGATGATTCCCCGTCGAACCTGTGGGCGTTGTGCTCATATCACCATAAGCAGAAAACCGCTCGTGAGAGTGGTGAGGCTCGGGTGGAAAAGCGTAGGAGCCGCGAGGAGGCCGAATGGTATTCGAGGCCGGCTTTTCGATAGAGCGTTGCGCTGTGTTCGGGTGTCTTAACCCGGTGTGCGCCAAAGGGTTGTGCAGGGAGCATTACAACCGGAACTACTATTCCGGCACTCCGTTGAGGAGACTGCGCACCCGCATGTGTCCGGTGTGCTTCAAATGGTTCGACCCTGAGCGTTCCTCTCGCTTGTTCTGTTCGGACAAGTGCCGTTTGAGGTATTTCCGTAAACGTCAACTGCATCCCGAGCTGCCGTCGCGTCCTGAAACCGTGTTGCATGAGCGGACGGTGGAACCGGCTGAACGGCCTCGGATGGTTGTCGAGTCTTTCACCCGTTCGCAGGTGATTGAGAAGTGTGCCGGCCGTTGCCAGAAGTGCGGCGGACTGGTCGATGTAGATAGTGCCGGGCCTGACGGCGCGGCTTTTGAGTGGAAGGTTCCTTTGGAGAAGTCGCATTCAGCGACTTTGGAGAACCGCATTCTCGTTCACGACCGGTGCAGGGGCGAAAAGCCCGTGCGTCGGACAGCCCGGAATGGGCGGAAACGGAGCGTGAATCATGGCAGGAAACGGGCGTAGGGCGTCCAAGATAGCCGCGATGCCTTTGCTGAGCAGTCCCGAGGAGCCGGTTGGGCCGGAACTGCCTGATGTTCGCCCGGATACGGGCGATGAATGGTTGCCGGCTACTCGCCGCTGGTATGAGGATTTGCGTCGTAGCCCGTTGGCTCAGCGTATGGGCGTCGGCCCTGACTGGGATTTCGTGTTGGATACGGCGCTGCTCAAGGATGATTTCAAGCGTTCCCGTAAGGGGCGTGCGATTCTGGCGGCTGAGATTCGCCAGCGTGAGGCCATGATCGGCGTCACTCCGAAGGCGCGTAACGATTTGAAGTTCGACGCGCCTCAGGCGAACGATTTGAAGGCGTCCTCGTATTCGGGTTCCTCGAACGTCATCAGCATGGAGGAAGCACGTAGGCAGCGTCGGGCGGTGGGCTGATGCATGACGTTATCCCTAATCTGACCGCCGAGGATAGGGAGCGTTCGCTTGGCTGGCTTGCCTTGTGGTGGATACAGTCGTTTTGCGTCGTGGGTTCGGAGCCCGCGTATGACATGCCCGTGTATGAGAGTCCTGAGTATGCGCGGTTCTACGTGGACTGTTACGCGCTCGACAAGTATGGGCAGCGTCGTTTCAACCATGTGTTCCTGAGTCGCCCCAAGGGTTGTGACAAGTCCGGCAAGGGTGGCCGTCTGGGTTTGTTCGAGGCTTTGGGCCCATGCCGTTTCGCCGGTTGGGCGAAGGGCGGGGAAACCTACACGTTCCTCGGTCAGACTTACGAGTATCTGCCGGGCGAGCCTATGGGCCGTCCCGTGCAGGGTCCGAACGTGGTGTGCATCGCCACCGCCGAAGAACAGACGGATAACGTTTATCAGGTGATGAAGTACAACTGCGAGAACGGGCCTTTGAGCCAGTTGCGCGGTTATGGGCTTGATGTCGGTGAAACCCGTATCCTGCTGCCGGAGGGTGGTTCGATCAAGCCCGGTGCCACCGGTTCTTCCACGCATGACGGCGGCAAGCAGACGTTCATCATCGCCGACGAATCCCACTTGTACAACGTTCCCCGGTTGAAGGCCACGTATCATACGCTGAAACGTAATCTTTCGAAGCGTATGGGCGACGCCGAACCGTGGGTGTTGGAAACCACGACCATGTACCGTCCCGGCGAGAACAGTATCGCCGAGGAGACCTACAAGCACGCTCAGGATATTCGAGAGGGTCGCATCAAGGACCCGAAGCTGCTGTTCGACCACAGGTATTCGCCTTTGAACATCGAGGACCTGGGTGATGCGGGCAAACTGAAGCATGGCCTGTATGAGGCGTATGGTTCCGCCGCGAAGTCAAGGGACGGCAAGGACCATATCATTCTCGCTGACGGCAGCATCGTGCCGGTCAACGACGAGGGTGTGAGCGATGACGGGTATTCGCTTCGCTCCCCCGGCGTGGAGCCGGGCCCGTCGAAGGACGGCTGGGTTGATATTCGCGGCCCTATCGCGGATATCCTCGACCCGGCTTCCGATGTGGGCGATTCGATTCGCTACTACCTGAACAGTCTCACGAGCGTTTCCGACGCTTGGCTGTCCGAATCCCTGTTGAAAAGCCATCTCGCGGGCATCGCATTGTATGCGGGCGTTCCCGAGGGCACCGACTTGGACGAGGCAGCGCCTTGGAAGGACATTATTTCGGACGAGGACGAGATAACGCTTGGCTTCGACGGTTCGCTTTCCGATGATGCGACCGCCTTGGTCGGCTGCCGTGTCAGGGACGGCCTGTTGTTCCTTATCAAACTGGAACAGAAGCCCGAAGGCCCCGAGGCCGCTGACTGGCAGGTCGATGTGGAGGCGTTCGACCGCAAGGTTCGCTGGATGCTGGACAACTACAACGTTGTCGGCTTCTTCGCGGATGTCCACGGCTGGCGTGACCTCATTATCGGCTGGGAAACCGACTACTCGTATCTCGACCTTGTGGGCCAGCGCAACAACGGCGACCCGATCATGTTCCACACGAACAATTGGGAGTCGGACATGAAGCAGGCGTATGTGGACATGCATACCGCGTTCTGCCGTGAATGGACGGCGTGCGATGACGAGGACAATCCCGTCATCGGTGATGTCGCACTGTTGGCCGACCCGAGGCTTCTCGCGCATTTCAGAAACGCGCGAAGGAAGAACCTGCGCAGGACGAACGCCGATGGCTCCACTCAGTACCTCGTGTACAAGGAGACGCCGAACAGTCCGTTGAAGATAGACGCCTGCATCGCGGGCGTCCTCGCATATACGGCGCGTACCCGTTATCTGGAACAGGCCAGTTCCCGTGCGCCGAGGGTGCGCACCCACGTTACCCGAGTGACTTATTAGAAGGATGGTGAGATATGGCCGTGCAGTTGGAGTCGTTGGTTCCCGATGATGTCGAACCGGGAGGCGACGGCGTGGTGCTTACCCGGTTGGCGAACCGGCTGGTGAACCGTATCCCCATGCTGTGCCGGTTGAAAACGTTCTACGACGGCAAGGAGACCGTACCCACGAAGGCGGTCCCCCGCAACATGGATGTGACCAGTTCGGACATCTACCGCAGGTTCGTGGACATCTGCCCGATGAACTTGGCGAGCACGATAGCGAACGCGGTCATCACCTCGGAGAAGCCCACCGGCTTCCGTCTGGTGTCGGACAAGGCGATGCGTTCCACCGCAGCGGACGACATGTGGCAGAAGTCGGGCATGAACCTGAAATCGTTGAACATGCTGCGTGACGCGTCGATTTACGGTGCCGCCTATGCGCAGGCGTGGTCGACGCCTAATCCGGCGTACATTTCGAGGCTCAGTCCTTGGGATACCGTTGTTTCCGACGATAAGAGCGCGGCCATCGTCTACTCGTATGACGCGGATGAAGGCACCGAGAACATCGCCTTGTACCGTCTGGTCCGTGACGATAAGGGCAATGTGACCGACGTGTATGGTCGTGTCGCCAGACGTGAGGTGGAGTCGCGGACGCTGCCGACCGACAGTCCCGACTATGAGGATGCCGTGTATGAGCTGGCGAACGATGATTCCAAGAAGAAACCGTTGTTGCCCGCCTTGTTCGAATGGGTGGGCGCGGCCAGTTCCGATGGTCTTGATTTCGCCCGTGACTGCGGTTGCCTGCCCATCGTCCAGTTGAAGACCGCGACCGGTCGAGGCCAGTTCGAGCCTCATCTTCCGACGTTGAGCGCCATCGACCAGCAGCGTTTCCAACGTTTCTGCATTCAGGAGATGCAGGCGTTCAAACAGCGTTGGGTGTCCGGCGACCTTCCCGAGTATTACACGAAGCAGGACCCGGCCGTGAAGGCCAACCGTGCGCGTGCCGGCGAAAAGATCGACTACTCGTCCTTGTTCGAGCTTGGCCCCGCCGCCTTGTGGCTGATGCCGAAGGACGCGAAGATGGGCGAAAGCTCCGTGACGGACATCACGCCGATTGTCTCCGCCGCGAACACGGACATCAAACAGTTGGCCGGCGCGTCCGGCACCCCGTTGTCGATTCTCAGCCCTGACGTTTCCGGCAGCGCGAGGGGGCGAAGCTCACCACCCGCATGTTGAGGCTCAAGGTGCAGGACATGAACGAGCGTGCCAATGATGCGTTCGTGCTGTTGCTTCGCATGGCGTTGGTCGCAAGCGGCCAGCAGTCCGCCGCCGATGAACGTTTCGAGACGATGTGGCAGCCGGTCGAGACTCCCACCGATTTGGAGCAGGCGCAAGCCGCCAACTATGTGAAGGGACTGCTGCCGGTCAAGACCATCATGCGCCGGTTCCTGAACATGAGCGAGATGGATATAGCCGAAGCCATGCAGGACTTGCAGGACACGGCTTTCGCCACCGCCCTGAGTCAGGAGAACACTCTGGTCGAAGGCAAGACCTCACAGCAGTCGGCTCCCACCTTGCAGGACACGTTGGATTCGACATCGACCATCCTTGACCTGAACGACGTTCTGGGCGACGAGACGTTGGACTCCTCCAATGAGGTGACGTGATGGCCGACATGACACAGGCGCTGACCGTCATGGAACGGCAGCGTCAGGCGCTGGTCGATGCCTACGTGCAGCGTGCGTGGAACATGTGGAAGTCGCTCGACCCCGCCGACTGGTGGAACGACGCGATAACACAGGGCGTGTCCGCGTGGATAACGCAGAATCAGATCGCGTTCATCAAAGCCATGCGTCATCTGGGCGTCTCCTATGCGGACGTGATGCTCGGCATGGTGAACGTGCCTTCGGATGGTCAGATTCCCGAATACATCGTCACAAGGGACAACACCGACCCGTGGGCGGTGAGCGTGCGTCCTGCCGACGCCTATCGGAGCATGGCCGTAAGGGACCCGTCGATACGCCCGCTGGCATGGGACAATCTGGACGATTACGTGCAGAAGGCCGTTGATGATTGGCTTGACGCCGCCGTGAAACGGTTGATGGACAATGCGAACACCGATGGTCAGATAGCCATGAATAGTGCGGCCACGCAACGGTTTCATGGTTCCGGCGTCAGAAAATACCGTAGGGTCATACACCCCGAGCTTTCCAAGACCGGCACGTGCGGCCTGTGCGCCGTCGCGGCCACGAACGTGTTTTCCACGGCCGACCTTCTGCCCATGCACAACAACTGCAAATGCACCGTCGCCCCGATCACCGCGAACAATGACCCCGGTCTGAAACTCAATCGGGAGGATTTGGACGCCATCTACAGGAAGGCTGGCAGCACGTCAGCCGCCGACCTGAAAAGCGTGCGCGTCATCATGGAATCGCATAGCGAGATCGGGCCGATTCTCACGCAGTCCCAGTGGCGGCGTGAATACGATGACGGCACTCCCGCGCCGGAATGGCATATCCCCGACCTGAAGATGACGCGCACCGCGTTGCGGCGCATGTATGCGAGGGCTATGGAGTTTCAACAGCATTATCAGAAAGTGCTGGATACGGGCGAGGAAGACGATTTTCCATTCGAGGGTCGAAAGTACAGCTTCCGGCCTTCGGTGCATTTAAGACAAGCCATGTCCTATCAGAGGGCGTGGCTCCAATACCTGCGGTCGACCCTCGGTTTGGCCGCGTGAATGAAAGGGGCGGGCGGATGCCTACCAAGGAAGAACAGAACACTGCCGAAACCGAAACGGTTCAGCAGTCTCAGCCTGAAACGGGCGCGGCAGAAACGACCGCCGACATTCAGGAAAACAATGAAAACGTCAAGCCGGAGGAAAACCCCGGTGACAACGAGCTCGCCAAGTGGAAGGCGATGAGCCGTAAGAACGAGAAGCAGGCCGAAGCGAACCTCAAGCAGGTGCAGCAGGTTCAGGCCGAGCTTGCCCAGGTGCGTGCCGACAACGCGCGTCTGATTGCGAAGAGCACGTATCCGCAGGTCACTGACAAGGTGTTTGAAGCCCTGTACAAGGGTGATGGCACGCCGGAGGATATCGCGGACTTCGCCAAGTCCTATGCGGAGCTCAACCCCATCCAGCCCGGTTCGCCGTTGGGTGTTCAGCCGAACGGTCGTGTTCAGGTGCCGGAAGCCGAGGCTCTTCGCAGCGTGGGCCGAAAGGCCGAGAACCCCGAGGGCGAGTTCAATCCGAAACCAAAGCGCGGCGACGCCTACAAGCGTGCGATGGACCGTCAGAACGCCCGCCGCCGCAACCGTAACAAGCAAACCAAATGAAAGGAGCCATACTCATGGCGCTTCCTATTGAAATGGTGCATGGCACCGGCCTGACCACCGTTGAGGAAACAATGAGTGGCGTTTCGGCGAGCAGACGGGCGGCGTGGTCTCCGTGACCATCGTCCCCGAACTGTTCAACGTCGATGACGAGACTCTGCGCAACAAGTACCTGACCGGGGTCAGTCCGACCGCCACGACCATCTACATCCGTTCCGGTATTCCGCTCGCCAAGATCACGAGCGGCACCAACAAGGGCGCTTACGGCCCGTATGACCCGAAGGCTACCGATGGCCGTCAGACCGCCATCGCTGGCCTGTTGGAGTCCGCCGTCGCCGTGAACGTCACCTATTCCGGCTGGCAGGTCGATGACACCTATGTGGGCCTTCGCTACCGTGGCGACATTATCAAGAGCAAGCTGCCGGTCGTTCCCGCCGACGAGGCCAAGTGGGGCGGCTGCTTCTACGATGTCGAGGATGATGCTGTCACCGCATTGTCCGGTTCGGCTGGCGCTGCCGGTTCCGCTGGTGTGGGCGTGAAGTCCATCACCTTGACCAAGGACACCTCTGGTGCCATCACCGGTGGCACTTGGGTCGGCACCGACAACAAGTCGCACGCCATCACCATCGCCTGACACCCCGTCTAAACCGATTCTTTGAAACCCGCCCCTCGTGGCGGGTTTTCTCATATCTGAAAGGAAATATCCAATGGCATTGGACAAGGAAATCTTCCCGCCGAGCGAAGCCACCGAGGTTGCGCAGGCGGGCTTCGATTACGTGAACGGCATTCTCCCGTTCTCCACCATGTTCCCCATCCAGTCCAATGACGGCGAATGGACCGTCTCTTGGACGCCGAATCTGCCGACGCTCTCCACGAACGCCATGCAGCGTCGTGCGCTGGACGCCGAGATCGGCCACACTTCGATGGTCGAACAGTCCGCCGAACAGCATACGGGCCTTCTGCCCCTGTCCGGCATGGACCACATCACCGAACGTGATATGGCCAAGCACGCGAACGACAAGCAGTTCATCCACGACAAGGCCGAAGCCAAGACCACGCATCTGGGCCAGACCGCCGGCGTGACCCTTGAACTTGAGTCCATCTCCGCGATGATGGACGGCAAGATCACCATCAACGAGAACGGTGCGAACGTGGTCTACTCGTTCGGCCGTCCGGCCAAGCAGCATAATCAGGCTCCGACCGTTCTCTGGTCCCAGGCTACTTCCGACCCGATTGCCGACGTTCAGGGTTGGATTGAGGTCATGCGCAAGAACAAGGGCCGTACACCGCACGCCGCGTTCACCACGTCGAAGGTCATCGACGCATTGCGCGTCAACGAACAGTTCCGTCAGGAAGTGTCCGGCATGGACTTGGCGCATTCCAAGTCGCGACTGTCCCGCGACGAGGTGCTGGGCGTTCTCGCCAGCCAGCTTCAGCTGAACGACGTGCGTATGCTCGACCTCGAATACGAGAACCTTGAACTGGACGGCGGCTTCAAGATGGACGTGGACACCACCACGCTCATTCCCGATGCGACGTTCGTCATGCTTCCCTCGTTCAACGACCCGACCCTTGGCTTTACCGCTTCCGGCCCGACCGCCGAAGCCCAGAACTCCGAGTATGAGATCAACAAGAGCGTCAACGACGGTCTTGTTGCCGCCATGCTCTCCCATCAGGCTCCGGCCAACTACGATATCTGGGTCAACGGCTCCGCGCTGCCCGTATTGCAGGATGCCGTCAGCACGTTCAAGGCCAACGTCCTGTAGGAGCCGTCATGGCAAGCGTTGACGGCATCGACTGGATGAAACACATGCAGGTCAGTCTGCTTGACCAGCCCGGGCTAGCCGACGCCTATCCGAACGAATGGGTGAAATCACGTTGCCGTATCGCCGCCGAAATGGCGTTGACCGAATCCGGCAACGCGGAGCCCCGTCTCAATTCGGGCGACCTGAGCGAGGACACGTTCGCCTACGTGGTCTGCTCGATGGTGATTCGCGTCATGCGATGGCACCGGTTCAAATCCGAGTCGAACGGCAACTATTCGTATGAGGAGCATGACCCCCAGCCTAATCCGCCCGCCTATGATGCCAGTCCCAACCTGTATGTGAGCAAACGCGAAAAGCAGTTGCTTGACGGTTACGCGGAGGGACACGGCCCCGTAGGCACCATTGGTGTCGGGCTGAGCCGAATCTACGGATTGTGAGGCCCTATGGCCGATGAAACATTGGACTTGGGACACCTTTACGACGGTGTTGATTTGGATGAACTCGGCGGCGGGCACCTGTACGACGATACCGAGGTGGAACCTCGTGTCACGGATGATCTGCTGCACCGCGACATGATCGTGGTGCAGCTGATGAAACCGGTCGAAACCGTCTACGGTTCCGGCACGGTGCCGGATGGGGACGCCTCATACTGTTACTGCTCGTTCGAGCCTCGAATCAATAAGAACAGCACGTTTTCCAAGAACTGGGCGCAGGACACCACGCCGCAAACGACCGGTGGCCTGCGTGAGGATGCGTTGGCGATTGTTCTCGCGCCGGAATGGCATGGGGACATCAATACGCAGTTCTGGTTCGATAACGCCTGTTATGAGGTTGACGGCCCACCTATGGAGATGCGTCACGCTTCGGATGCCGCCCACCATTGGAACATCACCGCGAGGTGCATCGGCCATGCGACCAAGGACAACGGGTTGAAACCGCCTGTCCCGCCCGAGGGGAGCCGCACATGGGGTACGTGAAACTGAAGCCCGCGAGGGTGTTGAACCGTGACATGGCGATACTGTTCGGAGCCGAGGCGACACGTCCCGTGGCGGAGAAGGTCGAGGTGAAAGCCAAGGCGCTGGCCGACATGAAGGCGAAGCATTCGTCCGTCGCCAACCGCATCGACATCAGCACTCACGCGCATGGCACGCACACCGCCGTGATCATGAGCGTCAAGGGCCGTGACGGTTCCGAGATCGCCTCTCACTTGGAGTTCGGCTACTTCAACCGGTGGCTGGAACACAAGTACGGGATTAAAAGCCCGAGTGCTTGGATGCCGGGATTGTTCATCATGTCGAAGGCGAAATATGTCTGACCCCACGATATTCGACCTTTCCGTAAGGGAACAGTTGGATGCGGTCGCCATGACACGCGTCTACCTGGACGACATCGAATGGAAGGACCGTGATTTCAGGCCGGTCATCCAACCGGAGGTCACGCCCGCCACGGATTCGCTCCTGTTGTCCCATGACGTGATTCTCTACCATTGCGGCGCTCCTGAGCAGCCCGACTGGAATCTGAAGGCTTGGATATGGCAGTACACGCTGTCTTTGACGGTGCTGGGCCGTGACCCGGAACGGGTGGCCCGCATCTGCGGATGGCTGCACCGTTGCATATCCGCATGGCCGTACCAGCCGGGAACCATGTACGGGAAAATCGGGCGCATCGTGGACAACCCCGGTTTCGAGTCCCGGTCTTCCGGCGACATGACCAGTTCCAAAAGCATCGTCGCGTGGACTTCCACGAAACGCATACAGGCCGCGTCCCCACGCGGCTGACCTTATCTGAAAAAACCATCAATCACACAATCAGACCCCGCACGCCTACACGGCTGCGGGGTTTTCCATATTTGAAAGGAAAACGATATGGCTGACGAAATCGGCATCCACGACGACGGCGTGTTGACCGCCGTCCGAGGAACGATCTTCATGGCGAAGGCCGATACCATCATTACCTCCGCACTGCTCAAGCAGTTCACCGTCGATGAGGCGACCGTGGGCGTGGGCGAGGCCGTGTGGACGAACCTCGGCCACATGTCGAACAACAACCTGCCCGAGTTCGCGTTGGACGGCGGCGACGCCACCACGTTGAGCACTTGGCTCAAGGCGTCGTTCCGCACCCAGTACGACCAGACCACCGGCACTGTGACGTTCAATTCGGTGCAGGGCGACAAGGGCACGTTCAAGACCCTCTACAACGCGGTCGACATGACCGACGCCGGTGTGGCGTTCAGTTTGGAGAAGACGCCTATCAACAAGGCGTTGTTCATTCTCTGGTCGGACACGAACACGACCGGCCGTGCCGGTCTGCTGCTGCCGAACACTGATATCGCGTTCTCCAGTCTGCCGACTCTTTCCACGGATTCGTTCGTGGAGTTCTCCGCTCAGGCGAACATCAAGACTTCCAACGCGCTTCCGCATGACGCCGCTGGAAAGTTCACGTCCGCAGCCTACTTCAGCCCGGCTGATTTCACCGCCGCCGTCTGACCTGGATTCTTCCTTGCCGCGTACCTATCCGCGCGGCAAGGATATTCCTCTTTTTCGGATAGGAACCATTTTTCACACTTTATGGATAGGAGCCGATGATGGCAGAAAACATTGAAACCACCGAGACTACCGAGAACAAGACCCCTGAGACTTGGGATGAATTGAAGAGCCTTCCCTTGTTCGAGGAGCTTCCCGACATGGTGAAGCCGCAGGAATTGAATGTGGCGCAGTCCGCCGAGTTCCGTGTGACGTGGCAGCGCGTCAGCGAACGCCAGACCAAGCTGTTCGACACGGGCGTCTTCGATGACGAGACCGCCGACAAGGGCAAGAAGAAAACCAAGGAGAAGCGCGACGAGGACGAGGCCGTTGTGCTCATGGCCGAGATCGCCCAGTACGCCGACATGTTCTATCGTGACATCGCCGTGGACGAGAAGCAGTGGGTGGAGTTCACGAAGGGCCGCACCTTGGAGGACCTGTTCGTGCTGCTGGTGTCCCTGACCTCGTTCTACGCATTGGCACTGGGAAAATCAAGCGGCTCCAAGACGCGCTTGACGAAAGCCGAGTAGCGGTCTGCTCCGATTTCCAACGCTTCTACAATCTGAATCTCCCGGCCCGTATGAAGGTGGACGAACCCGTATGGCTGTGCGCCCTGTTGGACGGGTTGGAAGGCGTTGACGGAAGCCTGTACCGCGCGTACATGATGGAGCATCATCCTTTGCCGGCATCCGATTCCAAGGAGACGCCACGGCTCTCCTACGTCACCTATGGGCAGTCGCAGATGCTCATGCTTGACATGGCGAACACGCTTGACGTTCTCAGGGTGATGCTCGCCCGGATGATGGGCGACAAGAAGATGAAGCCCCGTCCCATCAACCCGCCCGGAGTGGTGGACAAGCCCGATTCGATGGCGTCGAAGTCGTTCACCACGGCGGGCAAGTCGTTCGCCCAGATCACGGGCATGTTGGGTGCCGTGTTCGGTGGCAACAGTTTTTAACAGAAAACCCCTCGCATTCCACGAGGGGTTTTCGTTTATCCTCCCGGAGGTTTTCTCATGGCCTTGTATACTGCTGGCGCGGTCGGCGTCGATATTCGCCCGGACACCGATAATTTCTGGAAGATTCTCAACGCGGAACTGCATTCCCGTCACCCTGAGGTCACCGTTGATGTGAACACGAAGGGTGTCGCACGCGCCAAGGAGCAGATGCGCGACCTTGACGGCAAGACCCTCACCAACGTGGTGAAGATCGACGGCGATGACAGCGGTTTACGCAAGTTGCGCAAGGAGCATGAGCGCATCCAGCGCGAATGGGAGAACAAGCCCATCGTCTCCCATTTCAACATCGACGACTCCTCCTACGGGCGCGACCTCGACAAGCTGCGCGACAAGAACCGCAAGGCCGCAGCCGACGTTCGCAAGAACTGGCTGGACAACACTCTCGGCGCTATTGCCGATATTCGTCAGAAGCAGAAGAAGTACGAGGAGGAGGTGGACAAGCTCTACCGCAAGCGCGACAAGCTGCTCGCCAAGCTTGAGGACGGGGCTAAGCGTTCCGCCAAGGAAACCAAGTCTCTCAACGAGGAGCTGGCGAACACGAGCCGTCAGATTCTCGATATCGAGAAGAAGTACGACCATACTTTCAAAGCCATCGACTTGAAGCGCGACAAGGACCTGTTCGACGCGCAGAACGTCGCACTGTTCCGACGTGAGATGGACGAGGCGGGCGGTTTCGTCAAGAACATGCAGCGCAATCTCAAGGCCGCTCGCATGGAGTCCGACAAGTACAAGAAGTCGTTGGACAAGACCACCAAGACCCACGAGCTGCTGAACAAGCAGCTCACCGTCACCGGCAAGAAGTACCTCGGACTGTCTGGCAACGCCTCCGACGCCTCACGCATCATGGCAAAGCAGCAGGCTACGGCCCGCGAGTTGACCAGCTTGTTTGACGAGCAGGAAGCTCAGGTCAAGGCGCTTGCCACCGCGTTCCAGAAGTTCAAGCCTATGGGCATCGACAAGAACCTCGGCAAGGAACTCAACAACACCCTCGACCAGTTGAAGAAGCTGCGCGACTTCGCATCCCGCAAGCCGATCACCGCCAAAGCCACATTGAATAAGACCCAATGGGACAAAAAATACGCGGAACTGATGTATGACGCGGAGAAGCTGCGCGCCAAACTCGACCGGGAGCATGAGGTCAACGTCCGTGTCAAGGTGTGGGAGAACAACGCCGACAAGCTTGAGAAACGTCTGAACCGTCTGCGTCACACGCGCCTCGACATTCCCGTGGACTGGCAGGTCGATCAGGAACGAATCATCGCGTCGATGCGTGAGACCGCTGCGAAGATCAAAGCCAATCCCGAACGTCGTTGGGAGCTTGAAGCCGACCTCGACCTGCAAATGCGTCGGGCCGAGGAGAAGCTGAAGAAATTCGAGGACAAGCATGACGAGCTGAAGATGGATTTGGACTTGGAGACCGCGTTGGCCCGAGCCCATCTCGCCTACTTCACCCGTCCGCGCACCGTTGATATCTTCGCTAATTTCAAGGGCACTGACCTTGGCAAGATTTTCTCCGGCATGACCTCCGGTGCGACCGGTTTGAAGGGCGTGCAGAACCAGTTCCAGAATCTTGTGAACCTGTTCGACAAGCTCGACAAGGTGGTTCCCAAGTGGTCGATTCTCGGTGCCGGCGTCACCGCGTTGGGTGCCGGCCTGTTGAATCTCGGCCGTACCGTGGGCGGTGTCGGTGCCAGCCTCGTGTCCATGAGCAAGGCCGCGTTGGCCGCTCCCGCCGCGTTGGCTGGTCTGGCGTCCGCAGGCTACGTGGGCTACCGGGTGTTCGGTGATTTGAAGGAAAAGTTCGATGTCGCCAAGACCTCGCTGGCGAACCTGAACAAGGAGTTGGGCGACAACGCTTGGAACGAGTACGGGGATAACCTGTACCGTCTCGCCAACGACGTGGCCCCCTCACTGTCCAAGGGTTTGAACGGTATCGCCGTTGAGGAAGGCAAGGTGCTCAACGGGCTTATCGACGTGGTGCGCCAGTCGAACGAAGCCGACCAACTGCCGCGTATCTTCGAGAACACTCGTCTCGCGGTGTCCGAACTGAACCCGGGCTTGCAGTCACTGGCCCGCGCGTTCCTCGGCTTGGGCGACCAGTCCAGCCAGTATCTGCCCCGCATGGCCTCCTACATTTCCGACGTGGCCGAGAAGTGGGCGAACTGGGTGGATACCGCCGAACGTACCGGTCAAGTCTCTAAGGCGATGGAAAAGGCCATCGAACAGGGCGGCTATCTGAAATCGTCCGTGTTCGACCTGATAGGCGTGTTTGAGGGCACGTTGGGTACTCTGGCGAAGACCGAGAACGGTATCCAAGGTTTTTCCGAGGCTTTGGAGAAAGCCAACAAGGCCGTTCACACCATCAAGTTCCAAGAGACTTTGGAGGCTTGGAGCGCTGGTGCGCAGGACGCGCAGGACAAGATGCGCAACGCTTTCAAGGATATTGGCGACGCCGCGTACTCGTTGAAGGACACCACTCACGCGGTGTTCGGTGACGCGGGCCAGATCGTAGGCGAGGGCATCACTGGGTTGAGTCGCGTGTTGCAGCAGTCCGGTGGTGGAATCCGCGATTTCAGTTCCGGTGTCCGCGACGGGTTCAGCCAGGTGTTTGACGCGGTGGGTGACGCGGGCCCCATGTTCTCCGATTTGGCGAGCATGGTGGGCCAGTTGTCGCGCACGTTCGGCGGCACGTTCGCGTCCGCTTTGCGTACCGTGAGCCCGCTTATCAGCACCATCGCCAAGGGTGCCACCGGCGTGGCCCAAGCGTTCGACTCACTGCCGGGGCCGGTGAAAAGCATCATCACATTGTGGGGCACGTTCGGTCGTGCGGGCAAGACGGCGTTCGAGTCGTTGAAGACCGGCATGTTGCAGAACATCCAGTCCACGATGCGATACCAGAAGATGCTCAGCGAACTGGGTTTGAGCGCCGAACAGGCGTCCGTGAAAATGGGCACCCTGATTAAGGCGATGAACCAGTTGCGTTCCGGCAATTATGCGGGTATTCTGTCCGGTGCCATCAGCGAGGTCAATTCCCTCGGCATGGCGGCGGAAGCTAACTCGAAGAAGCTGCTCCTTCCGGGGAACGCTGCCAAGGAGACTTCCAAGGACATGGGCGGCTTGGTCGGTGCGAACGGTCAGGCCATCGCCTCCATCCGTTCGGCCGGGGAGCAGGCCGAACAGCAGTCCGGCAGGTTCGGTTCGTTGAAGACCGGCGTGAAGAACCTGTGGGATGCGTTCGGCGGCTGGACGACGGTTGCCGGTCTGGGAATCAGCGCGGGCATCGCCGTCATCGGCAATGCGATATCCGACTACACGACGAAGGCGGAAGCATCCAAGCAGGCGATGGACAAGGTCATCGACGGCATGAAGGGCATCAAGTCCAACGCCAAGGAGGCGGCGGACGCGTTCAACGATTTCAAGTCGGAGACCACGAAACAGTGGGATGACCCGTCGCTCCTGTTCGGCAAGGACGGTGGCGGCGCGGTCACTGAATGGCTCGTCAAGGTCAGCGGCGGCTACACGTCCGCAGCCGACGCGGCCAAACGTCTGGGCATCAATACCAGTACGCTGACCGATGCGGTCAGCGGCAACGAGGCCGGCTACAAGAAGCTCGTCAAACAGTTGGAGGCGCAAAGCAAGGAGACATACAAGGCCAGCGACCAGTACGGTATGATGGTCGAGAAGCAGACCGATGCCGCCATCGCCGCCGACACGCTGTTGCAGGCGTTGAAGAAGCAGCACAAGGAAGGCTTGGAGAAATCCGTCAAGGAGCAGATGAAATATCTGCGTTCCCTCGAACAGATCTCCGATTCCTCCTCCGCGCTGTCCGACAAGCTCAGCTCGCTCGCCACGACGGTCAAGGCGAACGGTCAGGCGTTCAAGGAAAACGGCGAACTGGCTGACGCCAACAACGCCGCCTATGTGCGCACCGACAAGGCGATGAAGGATGTGGCCGCTACCGCGTTGCTGTCCGCCCATCAGCTTCTCTCCTATGGTGAGAAGAACGGTCAGGTGGAGGAGTACACGCAGAAGGCCGCAAACTCCATTTATGAGGCGCGTGAGGCCATCGTGCAGCAGGCTCAGGCCGCTGGCATGAGTGAGGAAGCTGCTGAAAGGTACGCTGATTCGCTTGGTCTGATTCCCTCTGATGTGGGTACCACGATCACCGCTCATTCGGAAATCGCCCAAGATGCGGTGGATAAGCTCGTGCAGGGCATATCCGGTCTGACCGATGGTGAGAAAGAGATCGTTATCCGGCTACGTGAAGCTGGAGTGGTCACCACGTTGGACGGTGTTCTCAGTCTTGTTGAGCAGCTGATGAAAGGCGACTTGTCCGAGAGGGACCTCACATTGCTGTTGAACGCGAAGGGCAATGCTCGCTGGGAGACAGGCGAGGTCAAGGAGAATCTTCTTGCTCTCGGCATGTCCAAGAAAGCCTACAAGTGGCTGTTCTCAGGTGAGGGCAACGCTGAGGAGCGCATGCAGAAGGTCAGGGACGAGCTCGGCTATCTGAACCTGACCGACGAGCAGATACAGTGGATTCTCGACTGTATCGACCACGCTTCCGGCAAGATAAAGGACGTGGAGAAGAATAAGGTTCCCGCCGCCAAGGGCGTCAGCTTCAACATCGACGCCGACGATGATGACGCTCAGGTCAAGCTCGCGGGATATAAGACTCTCGACGGCCAGCCTATCGCACGCGCGAAAGCGTATGTGGATGGCGACAATACGGACGCCGACGAGAAGTTCCAAGAGGTCAGATTCTATGACGGGTTGACCATCGCCCGCCCGTGGGGTCGTGTTCTTGGCGAGAACAACGGAGCACGTAAGGCGTTCCAAGAGACCGCCTTCTATAACGGGTTGACGATCTCGAAGCCTTGGGGTCGTGTTCTCGGTGAGAACGAAGGAGCACGTAAGGCGTTCCGTGATGTCGCATTCTATAACGACAGGACTCTTGCCTCGGCTTGGGGTCGTGTGGTTGGCGATGACTCCAATGTCAGCAGTGTTTTTCGTTATTGGCGTGATCAGAGCGGCAGTGTCATTTCCACCAATTACGTGGATGTGGTGACACGTCATAGGGACGGCGGCACTCTCTATGCCGCTACCGGTGGCCGTATCCGTGGCGCTGGTACTTCCACTTCTGATTCGATTCCGGCGATGCTGTCCAATGGTGAGATGGTGCTTCGCGCCGCAGCCGTCAAGAAGATTGACGCCGTGTATGGCAGGAGTTTCCTGAACACGTTGAACGCGGTCGGCAGTGTGGAGAAAGCCATGCAACCGTCCGCGTTCGCGTTGAACGCTCGCAGGAAGTCTCAGGCGTATGCGACCGGTGGCCGCGTATCCACGGCGAACGGCTCGTGGAATGTCGAAGTCAACCCGGTGATAAAGGTCGAACTTCCCGCGAATACGGGGAACACGACGAACAACACGGTGACTATCAACGGCGTGGAGTCCTCCGACCGGAGGATAGCCGACGCGGTGGAAACCCTTGTCGCTTCCGCCACCCGGAAACGCAACATGCGTCCGCGCTGACCGTCAGAGAACCGTTGCAAGCCAGTTTGTTTCAGCTTGCAACGGTTTCCTCCTGTTTCCTAACATCGTCAAGAAAGGTTTGTCATGGTTGAAGGTGCCGGCAATATCATCGGCGGCGGCTGGCGTTGCTGCGTACAAGCCGATATCGTCTCGCAGAACGCGACACAGGCCGTCATAGGCGTGCACATCATCTACCGTCGCACCGACCCGTCGCGCTGGGTGGCGTCCGATGCCGTGTCCGGTGGCGCTTGGGTCAATGGCGTGAGCACGAGCACGAACACGGTGAACTTCGGCTACCGGTCCTTCAACGGCGACGTGGATTTACACACCCAGCAAGTGACCGTCACGAAGCAGGAGTCCGCGCAGACGTTCTCCTGCCGCGCGTTCCTGAACATCCCATATGGTTTGCCGGGACGGTCGGAAGCGCATGTGAACCTCACGGTTCCCGGCATCACGTATGCGAAACCGAACCCGCCGAAGAACGTATCATGGACGCGGGTCAATGATTCAAGCGTGAAGGCCGCATGGCAGTCGAACTATGATAATGCGGCGCGAAAATATTGGAAGCAGATCTACGCAGACCAGTGCGTCGGCTTGAACGGCGGCACACAAGGCGCGTGGGGTCTGGTCAAGGCGTTGAACTGGGACGCCTTGAACTATTCGTACACGGGGTTGAAGGCGAACGCCCGATACCAGTTCCGTGTCGCGGCCCAGAACCCTGGCGGAGTGTCCGACCATGTGTACTCGGGCTACATCTACACGACGCCGGCCGCCCCCGTGGCGGTGAACGCGGTGAAACTGTCCGAACAGTCCGTGCGCGTGACCGTGGATGCGTCGAAATCGTATGTGTATGGCATCAGACTGCGGCGCAGGGTGAACGGCGGCGAATGGGCCGACATAACCGGAGGCACCCCCGGTGCGACGGCCGAAGGCTGGCTTCCCGACATAAACGGAATCCAGAACGTCACGTGGACCGACACCGCAGCTCCTGCGGGCCAAGTCCAGTACGCGGCGTTAGTGGGAAGACCTGTCTACGGCGATGACAACTCCAAGACCACGCTCTTCTCCGACTGGACGTACAGCAACACTATCCAGACGGCCGTGGCCCCTTCCGCGCCGACGATTCTGAACCCGACGCAGAACGGCGCGTATGTTGTCAATCAGCCGATGACGGTCGCTTGGAAACCGAATCATCCTGACGGTTCCGCCCAATCCGCCGCGCAGGTGGAGGTCACCGACCCCTCGGACGTTACGGTCATCGAAGAGCAGACCACGAACACCAGTTATCAGCGCACGCCCAAAAGCTGCGGCTCGTATAGGATTCGCGTGCGCACCAAGGGCATCCACGCCGACTGGGGCGCATGGTCGAACTACGTGACCTTCACGGTCGCGAAATATCCGAACATCAGCATCAACAAGCCTTCCGGCACCATTACGGCGACACCGTTCACCGTGGCGTGGACCGTGGCGGACGATACGGGCGTCAGCTCGCAGACGCTCATCATCCAGTCGGACGGCGTGGAGAAATACCGGAAGACGATGGACGGTTCCACGCGAAGCCTGAGCATCGGCGCAAGCCAGTATCTGCCGAACAACAATTCGACGTTGACCATCACGCTCGTGGTGCGCGGCGGTTCCGGCTTGGAATCCAGCACGAGCGTCGTGAGGGACGTGGACTGGCCGGACCCGGCCGAGCCGATGGCCGCGATAGAGTCGAACAATGATTACGCGGCGTTGGTCATCGTGTCGTTCGGCGTGCCGGAGGAAGGCCAGTCGGAGACGGTCAGCGCATCCGTCATCCGTGTCATGCCTGACGGTTCGGAGGTGCTTATCGCCTCGAACCTGTTGGACCAGCAGTTGGCCGTGGACCCCATTCCCCCGTTGAACACCGACTTCCATTACAGGGTGGTCGCGTATTCGGCTATGGGCACGACCATCGCACGCATGGTGGACGCGCGCATCGAATCCGGGTTCGGAGTGTTGAACTTCGGCACGGATGCGGGTCAGACGTTATTGCTCGGCTATAACAACACGGTGTCTCATAAGCGTTCCCATTCGACCAGCGAGTTTCATTTCGCGCGGGGCGACGGGGCGAATGCTCTGCCTTCCAGCTACGAATTGGACCAGTTGGATTCCACGGTGAGCGTCACCGGCGTATGGGAGTGGGACCAAGCGTTGTGGCTGCGGATACTCTCGTTGGCTGACGGATACCCTTACGCATGGTATCGGGAGCCTTCCGGCCTGCGTGTCTACGTGAAGGCGGAACAGTCCGTGAGCGTTGACATCGCGGACAAGAAGAACATCAGCTATTCCGCCGACCTGACCCAATTGACATGGGAGGAGCCCGTCCTATGAGTGATTGGAGCAAGCCTTTCAAGGTCGCCTACCGTGTGATGCGAGTCAACAGGAACACGGGTTTGGAGACCGGACGGTTGGATTGGGTGATATCCGGGGGCAGCATCGAACGCAACCAGGACACCAATATCTGCGAATCCGGTTCCCTGACCGTGGAGGGGGCGACCGACCTGGGCACCGACCGGCTACGGATATGGGCCGACTGCACGTGGCATGACGGTTCCACGGCAAGTGTGCCGTTGGGCACGTTCCTTCCCAACATCCCCAAGCGCAGCGTGAACGGCAAGGAATCTTCCAGCCAACTGGATTTGTACGGGCTGCTGCAAGAAGTCGATGACGACATGTTCGAGTCGCCGATAACGATAGGCAAGGGCAAGAAGGCCGTGACCGCCGCCGCCGACATCCTCAAGGGATGCGGGCTTCAGGTCGCGGCCTACAATCCCGGCAATTACACGCTGAAGGATAATTGGACGTTCGGTTTGAGGTCCGATAAGGACAAGGACAAGGGCAGCACCAAGCTTGACGCGGTGAACGATCTCTTGGATTTGGCCGGATACTCCAGTGCGAGAACCGACGAGTACGGGCGCGTCATATTGGAGAAGTATGTGGAGCCGGGCAAACGCCAGCCGAAATGGACGTTTCAGGAGGGTGCGAACGCCACGTTCCTCACCACCATGACCGACGAACGCGACCTGCGTGAGGTGGCGAACGTGGTGAAGGTCACCTACTACAACACGGACAAGGAATACGTTTCGACCGCGATTGACGATGACCCGGCTTCGGAGTTCAGCACTGTCAGCCGTGGCCGCAGGGTGGCTCACGCCTACGAGTATTCCAGCATCCCCGACGAGGTGACTACCGACGAGCAAGGCAGGAAACTCGCCTCGGACAAGGCGTTGGAACTGCTACGCACCGAACAATCCGTGATTCACAGGGTCACGTTCACGCACGTGTACGCTCCTTTGAATCTGACCGACGTGGTGGACTTGGAGTATCCGACCGGCTCGGTTTCCGGCAGGTTTGCGATACGCGCGCAGAATATCACTTTGGAGGCCGGTATTCCCATCGAATGCGAGGCCCGTACCTTCCAGCGTCCAAGCGAACCAACAACAGTGAAGGCATAAATGCAGTCGAACCTGATAAGGGCCGGCAATCGTCTGGCCGAAATCATGCCCTCCCAAGTGGGGGCGGAAGCCACCATCACGCGCATCGGCACCATCAACACGGTGTACGACACAGGAGGGTATTGGACCGCTGACGTGGATATGAGCGGCGGCACGCTCATGGGATTGCAGATGACCACGGATTGTGTGGGAGCCCGAGCCGGTGACAGGTGCGTGGTGGAAACCTACGCGAAAGTCGCCATCGTCACCGGCATCCTTGCGCGTCCGGGGTGCGGATGCTCCCCCTTGTTTGAGTGGTCGAGCACGTGGAGTGGTACCCCTGGGACTGAGCCTGAGAGTGGTTATCTTGAGAAGACTGCGACTGTTACTTGCGGGGGGCTTATCCTGTGCGAGGTTGCGGCCGCGATCAGCGGTACCGGCGAATACAATATGGCGTTCGACTTCTTGGACGCGAACGGTGAGCGTAAAGCGTATTGGTGTTCCACGTCGCCGCAGAAGAACGGCGGCACGTTGAGGTGGGTTGCTTCCGGTTCTGTGCGGTTGCCTTACGGCTCGTACACGGTGAAGCTCACGACGTTTCATTGGGGCACGGTTTCCATTGTCGGCAATGATTCGTCTGGTAATAGTCTGCGTTGGCGTGACGCATCGTTAGGGGTTGAAGGTGTTTCGCGTTATGCGCGGTTGCGTATGGCGTGAAGTGGACGTGTCCCGCCTTGCCGTTTGTTGTAAGCATAATACGTAACGCCTGACGATAGTCAGTTGACTTAGCCTCACACCATATCGTGTGGGGCTTTCCCATATTCGAAAGGACACTGAATGTCCCCTTTTCATGACCTGTTTTCAAGCGCCGAGTTTTGGAGCGCGTTGATTCTCGCGCTCCTCGGCGGTGGCGGCATCGGCGGACTGGTCGGCGCGTGGTCGAACAGCAGGAAAACCGAGGCCGATATCGACGGCATCACCGCCGACGCGGCCGACAAGGCCGTGAAGATTCTCACGGAAAGCATCATCGACCCATTAAGGGAGCAGGTCGCTTTTCAGGAGACCCAAATCCAGCATTTGGAGGAGGTACAGCGCAAGTATTTCAAGATCGTGGCCTACGTGCGCAGCCTGTTCCACTGGTTGCAATCGTTCTGCGAGCTTGTCGAACCTGAGTTTTTGAAACGTCATCCCAAGCCATCATTGCCGGACGAGCTTCGCCCGGACGTAGCCCCGGAAACCATAACCGAATCCAACAAGGAGGAGTAATAATCATGACCCAAATCCATATCAGCATCAGGAAGCCGAAGACCGGCGGCCTGGACCCGGTCACCGGCCTGATGCGATTCCGTCCGGTACGTCGCCATTTCGACGCGGCGAAGAATCTCATCATCGCGGCCTCGTTCGACGCGGACTTGTCCGAGGATGGTGAGTTGACGGTTGACCTGCTGCCTACGACGCCCGCTTTCGTCTGGCAGGTCGTGGAACTGGCGGATTCGCCGCAGGCGTACACGCGCTACGTCGAGGTGCCCGATTCTCGGACCAAGGTCGAGTACGCGGACCTCGTGGAGGTGGACGCCGCCACGTTCGTGCCGAAGGCTTTGACCGGTTCGACCCTGTTGCAGGTGATGCACGCGGCCAGTCAGGCGGAGGCGGAAACGTTGAGCGCCGCAAATCCGGGCAAGCTGATTATCTTCGATGAGACGGCTTCGACCGCCAAGGCCGCTGCCGTGCTCGCATCCTTGGAGTCCATCGCCAGCGAGGCGAGCACGAACGCTTCCGTGGCTGCGGCATCCCTCGCCAGCGTCCAGCATGCCGCGTTGAACGCCACCCTGTTAAACACGCAGATCGAGGATGCGGCGCATAAGGCGAAGTCGTCCGCGTCCAACGCGCAGTCGAGTTCCGCCGCCGCGTCGGTGAAGGCCGTAGAGGTTTCCGACACCGTGGATGCCGTGAAGGCGAAGGCGGGTGAGGTTTCCGCCGCCGTTGAGGACGTGAAAGCGAGGAGCGGTGATGTGCTGGCGCGCATCGATTCTGCGGCCGCTGAAATCGAGCAGCATGTCCAGTCCGTCCAGTCGGATGCGCGGAACGTGACCGATAAGGTTCAGGAGGTCACGGAGAAGGGTGCCGCCGCTATCGCCGCCATTGATTCGGCGGTGCAGGCGGTGAAGGATAAGGCTGAGAGTGCTTCCTCCGAACTGCCTTCCACCGGCACCACGGACATCGGCACCACCGAAGACACCACCGGGGAACCCACGGCCAAGAAGGCCACTGTGAAGGGGGCCTGACCATGCCAGCCTTATACGCCGGTAAACGTATCAGCAAACCATTATTGGGCGGTCACACGTACAACGCGATGCTGGACGGCCGGCTCGTATGGCCTGTGGCGAAGGACGCGGTGGTTTCCATCGAGGTCACGGATGATAAGGGCAAGGCATTGCCCAAATCTCTGGCCGTATCCGGAACCCTGAAACTGGGGGCGAAAGCCACGTATGCGGACGGTCATGTGGGCGACCTGCTGACCACCAAGGGCGTGACGTTCACGAGCAGGGACACGAGCACGGGCACCGTCAGCGGCAACACGCTGACATGGCGGCATGGCGGCACCATTCTGGTGACGGCCACCATCGACGGTTTCACCAGCGCCGCCGCGTCCATCGCCTCCGCGTATGCGCCCGAGTCCATCACCGTGACGGACGGGTCGGGCGCGACCGTGACCGCGCTGAGCTTGCGCGCGGGCGAGAGCCTGAAACTCCAAGTGAGGGTACTGCCCGCATCCGCCGACCAGACCTTCACCGCCATCACCGGGGACGGGACGGTGGCCGTGGTGGGCGACGTGAAACCGACCGGCCTTACCGTGTCACCGGAGTCGGTGACCCTGAGCGTGGACGAGACAGCGACCCTCGACGTGAGCGTGCTGCCAGCTTACGCGCCGTAGGAATTCACCGCTGTCATCCTCGACAAGACCATCGCAACCATCGCCCAATAGCAACTCATCATGGACAAGCCAAAAAAGGAGGCCAATATGGGCACCGTATCAATCACAGGCATCAAACCAGGTTCCACGAGTCTGAAACTGACCGCAGGCACGGTCACGAAGATCATCCCAATCGCCGTGACCGCCGCGCCCGGACTCTCCGCTCTGACCATCACGGCCACCGCGAAGCAGGGCGGCGGCTATACGGTCGAGGATAGCAAGGCACCCGCCTCAGACGAGACGCGCCGTTACATGGTGACCAGCGCGAGCGAAAAGCCGACAGTCGCCTACGACACGGTGTGCGACAGGGCATCCGGTTGGGTCGACTGGCCTGCGGACAATACCATCCAAGGCGGTAAGGGCCAGATCGTGACCGTGGTGCACGCCACCGCTTCCGGCGCGAAGGCACGCGCCTTGGGCGAGGCCACGCTGCCCGCGCCCCTGCCCGCGTCAATTCAAGTCACACCCGAATCGTTGACCCTCAGGGTCGGTGAGAAGGGGACCCTCGACGTCAAGGTCCTGCCCGAGGGCGCGGACCAGTCGGTGACCGTCGGCATTACCGACAGGACCATCGTCGCGGCGCAGGCCGCCAACGGGAAGTTGACTGTTAACGCCCTCAAGGCGGGCACCACGAACATGGGAGTGCATGCGGGCAAGGTCGTGGCCTTGGTGCCGGTGACCGTCACCGCCAAGCCCACGGGTCAGGGCCCGCTCGCACTGTTCGGCGACTCGCAGCTGATCATAGACTCGGACACGA